CCAAATAGCAACAACAGAAACAGAGTATAAAGATAGCCTAGACGCTATTAACAAATACTACGAAGACAAAGCAAACATAGAAAAGCAGCGTTATTTAACTGGTGAGATTGATGCAAAGACATTAGCGGACAATTTGCAAGCCATTGAAAAAGACAAGTACGCAAGACTTTTAACGGAAGCGGCGGATTACGGAAAAGACCAAACAGATATTCAAAAGGCTGCGCTAGACCAACAAGTTGCAAACAAAAAGGCGGCAGATGATGAGATGGTCTCTGATGACAAGAAAAAAAGCGATGCCTTAAAAAAGAATCAAGAAGACATTTATAATAGCACTATGTCGGTATTTAGTGCTGTGTCTCAGTTATTCGGGCAACAATCAAAAGCGGGCAAAGCGTTTGCACTTGCTCAAATAGGAGCAGACACAGCACGGGCATTAACGGGAGCATTAGCAAACAGCAACACACCAACACCTGACAACGTAGCAACGGGCGGTATAGCGGGTATTGCTAAATATGTAGCATTGGCAGCGACTATCTTAACCAACGCAGCAAGGGCAAAACAAATACTTGGAGAAAGTGGCAACAAACCATCCGCACCAGAAGCACCTAACGTGCCTCAATTATTCACCGTTAACAACCAATCCCTGAGAAACGCGGGCATTCCAAACGTGGGAAATCAGCGTGTATATGTGGTGGAGAGTGACATTACAAACGCACAAGGGCGGGTCAAGGTTAACCGTCAAACCTCTGTTTTTTAGCATTAATCAAAACTAACGTACATTTATTAATATGGATTTACCGATTTACATGGCAACCGTAAACGAAGAGGACACCGACAGCGGTATTTCGTTTATATCCCTAGTGGACAAGCCTGCAATTAAAAAGGACTTTCTTGCCTTTTCAGAGAAACAAAACTACGCTATCCAAAGCGAAGATAAAAGAATCATCACGGGTGCGGCTATGATTGCCGATCTACCGATTTATCGCAAAGATGATGAGAGGGGCGAGTATTACATAGTATTCTCAGCGGAAACAATTTGGTCTCTTGCTAAGAAATTTAGCCGTGAGCAAAGATACAGCGCGGTTAACACTAACCACACAGACGAAGTAGAAAGTTTAAACATGATTGAATCTTACTTCGTGAACCGTGAACGTGGTATAAATCCCCCAAAAGGATTTGAGGAAGTGCCAGATGGTTCTTGGTTTGTGTCTTACCTCGTAGACAATGACGAGGTATGGGCTAAAGTAAAGGCGGGAGAATTTAAGGGATTTTCAATTGAGGGCTTTTTTGGTGTAGAGAACCAAAGCCTTAGAGCAGCAAAGGATTTACTTGCTGAGATTGAGAATTTTCGCACCTCTCTAAACTAATGTACATTTAATAGTATGATAGAAATTTTAGAAAAAATCAAAGGCGAGTTCCAAGCACTACGCGAAGAGTTCGCTAAATCAAAGATGAAATTCGGTTCTGTCGCTACCGTTGACGGTGTTGTTATCAATTACGAAGGTGAAGAGCTTGTAGAAGGTTCTATGGTCACTTTGGAAGACGGCACACCTGCTCCCGATGGCGAACACTCTATTGAAGGCAATAAAATCATTACCGTTGTTGACGGTGCTGTTACCGCCATCGTAGAAGCAGAAGAGCCTGCACCCGTTGAAGAAGATTTCTCGGAGAAGTTCGCAGCCGTTGAAGGACGCTTCGAAGCATTGGAAAAATCTATGCAAGACATCAAAGGCGCGCTTGAAAAACTTATGGGTATTCAAGAGCAGCAAATGTCAGCACTTCAAGAGTTTGCAGAGCAAGAGCCTGCACCCGCTAAAAAGCCGATACAACCTACGGCAAAAGAAGATAGGTTGGCAAATTTCGCAAAAGCATTAAAAAACAACAAATAAATCATGGCATTTTCAGTAGGAAATTTAACTAACTTCACCAAGGAAGACCAAACCCAACTCTTGGTGAAGGCGATGTTTAGTGGTAAAACAGCATCATTGTTGCAAGGCGCAAACCAAATTGTAACTGATGTTAAATCCTCTAAGGCATTACCAATCCTTTCATCAACCATTATGTTTCAGGCAGATGGTTGCGCAAACACCACTTCAGGCACAACCACTATCACAGACCGCGACATAGTAGTAGGTAAAGTGAAAGTGTTTGAAAACTTGTGTCCAAAAGACCTTGAAGCAAAATATACTCAAATCGGTCTTAGCGCAGGCGCACCCGTTGACCTTGGCGTATTCCAAAATCAAATTGGAGAAGAAAAAGCAATGGGCATCGCTGAAGCTATCGAAACTGCTATTTGGCAGGGTTCACTTTCAGGAAGCGGAAACAACTCTTTTTGGGATGGCTATTTGACTATCCTAACTGCTCTTGGTTTCGGTGGTGCAGGTGATCCAATCCAAGGCAACCCAACTACGGGCGGTGGATGGACACAATTGACTAGCTTAACTTCAAGTAACATTGATGACGCTATCACCAAAATTTACAGCTCACTTCCTGCGGGATTGTTGGGTCGTTCTGACTTGTTCTTAGCAATGGGTACTGATACATTCAGAACTTACCGTGCTTGGTTGGTATCTGCTAACCTTTACCACTACAACGCAAACGAAGCTGCGAGCCTTGAAATCCTTGACCCTATTTCAGGCATCAAGATTTACGGTCTTCCTGGTATGGATGGCACTAATAAGATTGTTTGCTCATATTGGGCTAACTTCTTCTTGGGTACTGACATGATGAACGAGGAAGAGCAGTTCAAATTTTGGTATAGCGAAGATGACGACATCGTTAAATTCAAAGCCAACTTCAAGTATGGTTGCCAAATCGCATTCCCTGACCAAGTTGTTTATTTCGTAATCTAAATATAAGTTTAACCAAAAATAAAGGGCGGGTTCTTATGCCCGCCTTTTTTATAAAACACTAAAAACAATGGCTTGTCTATTAACCCAAGGCTTCACCCTCGATTGCAAAGACCAAACGGGCGGTATTAAATCAATTTATTTGGTAGAGTTTAACTCTTCCGACACCGTGACTAAATCTAGCGGAGAAATCAGCGCACACACTTTGACGGGTGGACGTGCTTATTTCAAATACGAACTAGAAAAGGAAACGGCTACTTCTACATGGAGAACTATTCCAAGTACTGAAAACGGCACAACCTATTATGAGGCAGACTTGACCGTAAGACTGCACAAACTTTCAACCGCTAAACGCAACGAAATTAAATTGTTGTCTCAGGCGCGTTTGAGGTGTATTGTGCTAGACACGGATGGTAACTATTGGCTGTATGGTGCTGATTATGGCATCCAGTTGCAACAATCAGAAATCCAATTCGGTCAGGCGTTTGCAGACTTCAAGGGCGCGGTTTTGAATTTCTTGCACAAAGAAACAGACCTACCCGCAAAAGTTCAATCGGGCGTTGTAACGTCACTATCATTATCTTAATTAGGAACAATTAATAAAAAAGCCTTGCAGAAATGTGAGGCTTTTTTATTTAGCGGGTTTTTGTGATTTTGTACATTTATTATTATGGTGATAATAAGCAAAGGGGCAAGCAACACTTTAATAGTAACCGTTACGGAAAAGGTCACTATTACTAACCCCTTTTTTCTTATTCATTTTAAGGACATGGTTACAAGTCAGCAAACTTCTTTTATTATCACAAACACGTCCACGCATACAGAAAGATATGATGAGTTTACTTTTACAGAAGGCTCAAACAGCGCAAAGACTTTAAATGTCGGGGAATACGTATACACGATATACGCGCAGACATCCAACAGCAACACTAACACAGCCAACGCAGACGAGGAAGTAGAAAGAGGAATCGCAATGGTTCGCCATACAGAAAATAATTTCCCTTCTAACACTATAACCACAACCTATAAACAAAATGTTATCAGCTAAAAGTATAGACTTCCTGACATTTGCGGAAAACAAGATGCCTCAGTTTAAAGAACTGAAATCGAAAGGCATTGTAGAATTTGGAGAAAAAAACGCATTCCCTGAGCAACTGATTTATTTAATAAACAAGTCAGCAACTCACAATTCAATCGTTCAGCAAAAAGTATTGTATATTATTGGCGAAGGCGTTAAAGGCGTCCCTCAGGAGAAAATAGACCAATGGAATAAATACGATACCTTCCAAGAGTTCCGCTATAAGATAACCCATGATGTTAAGGTTTTTGGGGGATTTGCGGTTGAGGTAGTTTATAATCGTGCGGGTGTGCCTTCATATTATCACATTGACGTGAGTAAGATTCGCACATTAGACCATTCTCAGTACTTCTATGCGGAGGATTGGACCAAGGCAAAGGAAGCGGATATTACTAACTATCCCGCTTATAATCCAAACCTTGCCAAGCCAATGACTAAGCAGCTTTATTACTATCGTGAATATCGTGCAGGTTTGGACGTTTACCCTTTGCCTGAATACTACCCCGCTTTAAATTACATTGACATTGACGCTAGAATTAGCAACTTCCACCAAAATAATATCGCGAGTGGTTTTAGTGCGGGGCACATCTTACAACTATTCAAAGGCGAGCCAACGCCAGAGGAAGCACGTTTATTTAAACGTAAACTAAAAGAATACCACCAAGGCGATTCAAACGCAGGTTCGGTAATGTTAGTTTACAACGAGAAAAACGAACCCGCAGCGGAATTAACCCCATTGATGAGTAGCGGGCTTGACACGATGTTTATTGAATTAAGCAAGGCGGTAGAATCCAATATTTTCATAGCACACCAAGTTGTTTCTCCGATGCTTTTAGGCGTAAAGGAAGAAGGACAACTAGGTGGAAGGAATGAATTAGCGGTTGCCTCTGAGTTATTCTACCGTCAATACGTCAAGCCAAACCAACAAAGGTTAGATTCTATCTATACTCAGTTCTTAAATGACATGGGAATCGCAGCGGACGTTGAAACACTACGTTTTGAACCCGTAGAAATTGACTATGTGGCTTTATTTGAAAAGGGCATCGTAGACAAGAACGAGGTAAGACAAAAACTAGGTTTATCGGTTGTGGCAGAATTTGCCGAGGAAGAGGACAGAGAAATGCAAATCTTTAAATTCTTCGGGGATGAAGAAACCTATTTTGAATTTGCAGACTTGACGGAAAAGGAGTTAAAAGTAATCGAAGTAGTAAATGAAAACCCAAAGGCAAGCCTTAAAGAAATCAGCGAAGTAACCAAAATAGCAGAGGAAGATATTGATAAGATTCTGCAAGTACTTGATCAAAAGGGTAAAATCAAATACACCTCCAAAGCAGTTAAAATCCTAGACGCGGATATTCTCAAACAAACTTTAGTAGTAAGGTATAAATATGACCTAAGAGCCGATGCGCCTAAATTGGTATCGGGTGGCGAAAGTAGAGATTTCTGCAAAAAGTTAATTTCATTAGGCAGGGTTTACAGCCGCGAGGACATAGACAAAATGAGTACGGTGCTAGGTTATGATGTTTGGAAAAGAAGAGGCGGTTGGTATCACAATCCAAACACGGATGTAAATGAACCCGCTTGCCGTCACGAATGGAAACAAATAATAGTAAGGAGGAAAAATGCCTGAGTTTGCTTATATGATTGACGTGCAATGGGTGAAAGATAATTCGCCTATTGATGACAACGTAGACCCTAAACTGCTTCGCAATGCAATGCGTACCTCTCAGGACGTTTATATTAGGGATTTAAT